TAATTTTCTTTCAACCATTCTATAAATGTCATATTATTTTTCCTTTCTTATTATTTTATTTTATATTTTTTATGTTTCTTTACTACTTCTTTAAATTCATTGAATTTAATTTCTTTAATACAAATAACACCCTTTTCATCAATTGTACAGATTTTCTTGTTCTTTAATTCAACAATTTGACTAATTAATTGTTCATATGCTTTTAACCAAGCTTCATCGAATGGATAAGTTGTGATATCTGATATTAAATCAAATAATGTTTCATCTTCACTATAGTCACCTTTTGTTGTGTTGTTTACAAATTTTTCTAACGGTGTCATAATTGTCTCCTATTTTTGTTATTTTAGTTATTTTAGTTATTTTTTGTTAAATCTATCTTTCATTATTTCAGTCAGTTTCCAAAAAGTATTAAACTTAGGTTCTTCTAAAACAGCATCTAATAAATAGTTTAATATTTTTCCTATTCTTTGTCCTGGCTGCAAACTAAGTATTCTCATTACATCTTTACCATTAATTTTTAAATCTTTTATTGAAAATGGTAATTCTTTTATTGCTATTTGTTCGTCAAACTTTTTTATTATTTGTTTATAGTATGATAATGGTCTTTTACTTTTTGTATTCGCTATACTATCTGCTACTCTTATTCTTAAATAATCATTAATATTTATATTAAAATCATGTAATATTTTAATGAATCTTCTTATTGAGTTCGCTTTTTCAGGTCTAACCATATGAATAGAAACTAAATTTGAGATATAGTTTATTTCTTTTTTTGAGAATTCTAATTTTCTTAATGTAATCTTTAATTCTTCACCCCCTACTTTACTATAACCATGAAATGAATTATGCCCTTTTTCTGTAGATAAAGTACTTGCTTTCCCTACATCATGCAAATATCCTGCTAATTTTGTATACACACATCTTGATGATATAGAATCACCACATATCATATTATGGTCAAATACAGTTTCATTATGATAAGGTCCACCATTTATATCATAACAATTTTCTAATTCTGGTAAAATATATTTCAATGCGTCTATTTTATGTAAAGCATTAAAAAATATAGATGCTTTCTTAGTTTTCATAGTTTTTAATACTTCTATTCTTATTCTTTCTCTAGGAATTGTATCTACTAAAGGAGCGAATATACTTAACGCATTTTTTGTATTAGCTTCAAATGTACCATTTATGGATGCTAAGAATCTACATGCTCTAATAATTCTAACAGGATCTTCTGCTATTCTATCTTTTGGTTTCCCTACGAATTTTATTATTTGGTTTTCTAAATCTGATTCTCCGTTAGAAAAATCAATTATTTTGTCTGGATTCATTGGATCTATTGCTAAAGCATTAATGGTTAAATCTCTTCTTTCTAAATCTTCTTGTAACGTTAAAGCAGTAGAAACGATAGGTATACCAGGGGTTTCATAAATTTCTTTTCTATAAGAAGCTACTTCTATATCATTTATTATTGTTACTCTAAATTGTGTACCTCTGATATTAATTTTGCAATCATCAAATAATGTTAATAATTCAGTAGGTGTTGCATTTGTAACTAAATCCACATCAGTATATTTTTTATTTAAAATTTTATCACGAACAGCACCTCCTACCAGAAATACTTCATATTGTCTTTTTAATAATCTTTCAATAATCTTTTCAACATTTTCTTGGGTCATTACAATTCCTTTCTATTTAAGATTTTATTAAGATTCTATATAATAAAAATACGGGGCTGTTTTAGCATTACCAGTATCAGCATAAAATTGATGGTCTTTACAACAAATAACTTTATATTTTTTTCCAGTATCTTCATTATATTTATATATAATATCTGTTACTTTTTCTTGTCCATCTGTACCATGTCCTGAAAAACAATTAACAGTAACAATATCACCTATTTTTATTAAATTAAGATCCATTTTATTCCTCCTTATTGAAGTTGAATTATATTATTTCTATTCCTAGTTTTTGAAGGTCTTTTCTTTTATAAGTATATCTATCACTTTTACCACAAACTTTTATACCATACCAATCGTGTGACTTAGGAGTATAATCTACTATTCCTATATCTCCTACACAATGTGTAGTATTCCTAATATATCCTGGTGTACTTTTACTTAAAATTCTAACTTTATCATCTTTTTTCAATTCTTTCATAATATATCTATTCCTATTTTTTTAAGATCCTGTCTATGAAATATTCCATGTTCGTTATTTAAACGATAATAAGGACGACTACAATCAAGAAATGTTGTTATATTTGTTATTATACGTCTATCTCCTATTTTTACATTATAACTAATATCAGAAATAGGTATACCTGCACTTTTACTTAATATTTTTACTTTATCTCCTACTTTTAATCCTTCTACCATATCTCTATCCCTGTTTTTTTAAGATTTCGTCTATGGAAACATCCAGATTTATTATCTAAAAAATAATCAATAGTATTACTATCATCATAGAGATTACACATAGAAGTTATTGTAACTTTACTATGAAGTTCATGCCCAAATCTTTCTAAACTTTCTAATCCTGTACGCCCACATAATGCTACACTTTTACCTAATATTTTAACCTTATCTCCTACTTTTAATTCTTTTAATTCCCTCATAATATATCTATTCCTGTTTTTCTTAAATCATATTTATAAAAATAAAAATATTCATTATCTAATAAATAAACATTTCTTTCTCCATTATATCCTATTGGTCTAAAAGCAGTTATTGCACATTTATCTCCTACATTATGTGGAGAATTATGAATAGGGTGTCCTGGAGTTTTATTTAATATTTTTACTTTATCACCAATTTTTAATTTCATATTATTTCTATTCCTATTTTTCTAAGGTTTTCTATTATGTATGGGTGACTATGATTATTAATATAAATAATATTTTCATTACAACGATTAATTCTATAAACAATACCTTTTGTGCCAATAGGGAGTCCTTTATTGCCAAATATATTTGTACGTATTATTCTTACTTGATCACCAATTTTTAATTTCATATTATTCCTTTTATGAATTCCTTAATATTTCTAAAGCTATGTTCATTCCAGTTTTTCGTTCTAAAGCTTTAAACATAGGACTTCTATTTGCTTCAATTATATAAAAATTACCATTTATATCTTTACATGCATCTACACCTAATACACCTTTTTCTGATACATGATTGATTACAAATTCTGCTAATCTGGCAAATCTCATTCTTCTATATGAAATAGAACCATCATTTCTTCTTATTTTTTTAATACTAGCAATAACTTTATTGTTTACAACAAACATTCTATATTCTACATCTATTTCTATAAATTTTTGTATAAATAGTGGTATGTTTCCTTGATTACTTCTATAAGAGAAAGATCTGGAGTATTCTAAAAGTTCATTTAAGGTATTAATTGTAACTATTCCTCTACTTTGTGAACCATTTATAGGTTTAATAAATAATTTAGTATCTTCGATTAAATATCTGCTTAATGCTTCTGTTGATCGGTGGGAGAAAGAGAAATAAGAATCTATTGTACAGTTATTCTTATGTCTTTCTATAGTTGATAAGATTTTAGATGAAAATCCTATTGAAAATCTTTCTATGGGGTCTACTATATTTACATTATTATTATATAATACATGAGCTAATACAGATTTAGCAACTCTATTATGTTTTGTACTTTTAAATAAAGATACATCTATATTATTTAGTTCAGTACCTTCTAAATATATTTTAGCATGTTGTTCTATTTCTAAAGTTATAAAAATATCACTAAAGTTGTTGACAAGTTTTACTTCATCAAATACATTACTGCTTTCTTCATGAAGTCTTCTAGCTTCAAATGTTTCCAGATTATCAATAATTAATGCTAATTTTGACATAACTTACCCCTTTATGGTTATAATAGGTTTTAATTTATTTATTACTGTTACTAAATCTTTTTGATTTTCCATAACTTCATTAATATCTTTATAAGATATCTATTCCTATTCGTTTAACTTCATTTTTATAAAAAATCCAACCTGGCTTTAAAAAAATATTAGGTTCATTTGATTCATTTTTTTGTATATCAATTACTTTATGTATTTCTCCATTTTCAAAATTATTAGGAAAAGGATTATTTATTATTTTTACCTTATCACCTACCTTTAATTTTTTCATAGTTTTCATAATTTCCTTATTTTTTTATTCATCCATTTTAGGTGAATTTATAACAATTGTTGGCGTACCTTCGCATTCATAAATAGTACCAGACATTCCTTTAATATATAATGGGTGTTCACAAATTACCCAACCTTGCCTACAATCATTTTTATTTTTAAGTTTAGCAGTAACAAATTTTCCAAAACTATCCATAATAATCTCCTTATCTTTGCCAATGTGTACATACTAATGTATTTACTTTTAAGTCAATTTCAAATAAAGCATTACAATGATAACAACACACATTTATCTGTATCATTTTATTTACTTTATTAAAATTTATTTCACCTTCTGCTTCTAAATTACCACTACTTTTATTACAGACAGGGCAAGAAGTAGGATCTTTTTTTAACATTTTTGTAATTTCCATAGAAGTTAATTCAATTATAGGTAAATTATTTCTTTTACACCAATCTTTCCACTTTTTATTTGTTTCTATTACTTTTTTAAATACAGCTTCAGGTATTATATCATTATTTTTAAATTTAATAATATTAGGATGTTTACAGAATTCAATTAATTCTAATTGAGCATCTTTACAAGTTCCAGTTGCATTTAATAAATTTGTAATTGTTAAATCCATAATAATCTCCTTATTTTTCTTTTATTTATAATTTATTTTTCTTTTATTTAAACTTACTTAAACCAATTAATAATACCATATTTTATTTTACCAAATTTTGCACCTCTTTTTAACCACCATAATATATATTTTTGTAAACTTACTAAATATACAGGAGCTTTAGTAGATTTATTATAATTTTTATCTAATGCTATTTTAAAAAAATCTAAATTTTTACCTTTTTGTACTTCTATTTCATCATTATACAATTCAGGAGAATATATTGGAGATCTAAATACAAGAGATTTATCTTTTTGTACAGCATCTCTTTTATCTAGTACAGGACATTTATTAAAAAAACAACTTCTAATTAATGGTTCACTATTATAGTAAAGATTACTTTCAAATAAAGCTAAACTGGATCTAATATAATGTGATTCATAAATACTTTCATCATAAAAATTACTTGTATACATAGCGTACCCATTTTTACCGAACCATATTAATAAAGCTTTTGTATTTATCATTATAGTATATCTATCCCCACCCTTTCAATATCTTTTTCTGTAAGACAATAAGGATTAATTTTATTTTTAAAATAATACAAACTATATGTAGTATTATTATTTACTTTTATTTTACTTTTAATATTAATTATAGTATATCTTATATTTCCATTAAATATCTTTATTTTATCCCCTATTTTTAGTTCTCTAATACTTTTTATAATATATCTATTCTTCTCTTCTGTAAGTCATTTTTATGAAATCCTCCAGATTTATCATCTAATAAATACGAAGGAAATAAAGTTATAAATGTTATTGTATGAATTTCTCCAATACAGTAACCAAATCTTTTTAAACTCTCTTCTTCTGTATCTTCGTTTAATCCTACACTTTTACCTAATATTTTAACCTTATCACCTACTTTTAATTCCCTCATAATATGTCTATCCCTACTTTTTTAAACTCATTTGTATAAAAAGTGCGTTTACATTTTATTTTGTCTAAAATTGTTATATCACCATTTTCTCTAATTTCGTGTACATGTTTAATACAATTTATGTGGAATGAAGGGTCAGGAATACTTTCTAAAAAATTAACTACAAATCGGTTAACATTTAATATTTTAACTCTATCACCGACTTTTAATTTTCTTTGTTTTCTCATAATATTTCTATCCCTACTTTTTTAAATTCACTTTTATAAAAAAATCTTTCAGTTCCTTTTTTATCTAAAACTATTATATCCCCACTATGGTAAAGATGAGATATACAAATAATACACCCCACTTTAAGTGAATCGTCAAGAATATTTTTTAAATATTTAATTACATGTGGATTATTACCTAATATCTTAACTCTATCTCCTACTTTTAATTCTTTCATAATTTTCTTACCTTTACCATTTTAATAAAATATTATCAATATTATCATACACAAAGGCATTGCCTCCAGGTTGTATGGTACAAGTATAATAAACATTAGTATTATAAACTTTCTGGATACCATCATTAATAATATTTCATTAGTAGAAGTTATATTTATATTTGTATAGATTAATAAAGCTATAATACACATAACACTTATTAATAAAATATAATCTTTAATAGTTTTCATTAATTTACTCCCTGATTTATTCCTTAATTTACCTCATTTTATCGTTTGTCTTCCCAACCTTTTATACAATTTTTTACAGCATTAGAATAATAACGTGGACCTTTAGCATTACAATCTGAATCATTACAATTAATATAAACATAACCTATACTATTTATAGAAATTGCTTTTATACTACATTTACTATCACACCATATGCATTTTATTTCTTTTTCTTTCTCTATAATGAGACCTTTTTTTATAAACCAATTAAGTCTTTTTTCAGTAGTTAAGATCCATTCATATAAACATGTATCTTGTAAATTTAATCCTTTTTTAAATACAGTTCCAGTTAATTTATTATGTTGTAAAAGATTACAAAGTTTAGTATATTCATTCCTAAAAGTAGAACACTCACTATCACCAGCTATTCCTACAGACAATAAAGATATATCTTTATTAATAACGTAGTTTTTACCTACTATTAATTCAAAATCTCTTTTATTAAAATAATAATTACCAGAAGCACCTACAAATCCGACAACTAAACTACCACTTTCTTTATGAATATAATCAATTTTAAGGATATTACCTCTTCTTACAGACGTAGATTCTACATCTGATAATAATTTTCCTGTTGATTTTCTCAATATTTTAACTCTGTCACCTTTTTTAAAATCACGCATAATTATCTCCTTTTTAATTTTCTTTAAATGGTTGTAATGATCCACAACCAAACGGATGTTTTAAATTTCTTGATAAAATATCAGGTAAATTATCTATAATTTCAAATTCACCTTTATGCCACCATGCTGTTTTTTCTCCAATATATGTATTTAAAAATTCAATAGAAGCAGTTAATTCACCACCACTTGTTGAGACTTCAGTAATAATTCCAATATTTCCTTTTTTTGTTTTAATAAAATCTAATGGTTTCATAATATTCTTTCCTTTTTAATTGGTGTTCTGAGCAAGACTTGAACTTGCATTTTTCGACTGAGAATCGAATGTCCTATTCCAATTAGACGATCAGAACATATATTTATTTATTTTATTTTACTTTATTTTATCTTGTTCTGTTTTATTTACTGCATCTAATAATGCACCTAAATGGATATAAGTAACTCCTAAGATAAATCCTTCAGGTTTATTTAGTTTTAACCCTTCATCAATAGTATCTTTAATTTTCTTTAATATTTCTTTTTCTTCTTTTTCCATTTTATACTCCTTTTATTGTCTAACTTTTTCACAAACAGTACATCTATATTCTTGAGGTACTCCTTGTTTTCTTTCTAATTCATTAAAAACACGCATACCTTTACCATATCTTTTGTCTTGATACTTATGAATACATGTACATTTTTTGATAATCATTTTATTTCTCCTTTTTTGTTATTTATTTTATTATATTAATTCAAGATCTATTCTAAGAAAATAACCATATTTATTATCTAAACAATAATAATATCTTATTAAAGTTTCATGTATTTTAGTTACTTTACAAATATCATTTTTATTATGAAGTGTATCTGATATATTTATACCTATACTTTTTTTTAATACTTTAACTCTTTCATTTATATATAATTTTCTCATAATTATTTTTTAATTAGTATCTTTACTATTAATTCTTTATAATAATTTCATTTTAAATAATAATATTAATACAAGTATTAAACAAATACTATTTTCAATTACTGCTGTACCTAATTCATTCATATTTGTTTTTTTGCTCTAGCATTTACAATTCCATTCTTAAAACGTAATCCCCAAAAATATCCAGATATACTATTATTTTGATTTAATGCATCTTTTTTACTACCTCTTGCATATAATAAACCATGTTCTTTTGCTTCAATTACTATTCTCCATATTTTAATATGAAATATAGCTGGTAATAAATGCATTATTTCTTCACATATCCATAATTTACACAATAAACATTTTGTGTTACAGGTACCATTAATTAAATACTTACAATTTCTACAACAGAAATTCTTTTCTCCAAAATAAGCCATACTAACTATATCTTCATTTTTATATATTTGACCTCTTTTACATGTATTATTTTTAATACTACATGGATTATATTCATTCATTAGATTTTCAGCTTCTTTATACAGTTTATCATACAATTCTGATTTATTACATTTCTTTTTCATAATATTTCTATTCCTATTCTTTGAAGGTCTTGTTTAGTAAATCCTCCTTTTCTATCATCTAGTAGATAACAAAGAGAAGAACAACAAAGTATTTCAGTTATTTTATGAATATCCCCAATATTGTATTTAAAAAAAGATAAACTTTCTTGTTCTGTGTCACCATATAATCCTATACTTTTACCTAATATTTTTACTTTATCACCTACTTTTAATTCTCTTATAGTTTTCATAATATATCTATTCCTATTTTTCTAAGATCCTGTCTAGCGAAAGCACCGGATTTATAATCTAAAAAATATTCTGAATATACGGCTGTTATTATAGCTTTACTGTGTAATTTATGGCCAAAGTATTCTATACCATATAAACCAGGTTCTCCTACACTTTTACTTAATATTCTAACCTTGTCACCTACTTTTAATTTTTTTAATTCTTTCATTTTATCCTCCAACAACGTAATCCTATAACTATTTTGTTTTCATCCTTTACTTGTCTTATAGTAAATTGTTTTCCATTCATTCTTGTTTTTCTAGCTGATCCGCTTATAGTAGAAATCATTTTTTCTTTATTTTTACCTTTTAAAGAAACATAAAAAGAATTATTTATTTCCATTTTACGAAATGGATATTTAGGTTTTCTTCCTGTACTTTTTTCTTTATTTGGTAAAGGAATATTTTTTTCTATTATGTATCCCACTATATTATCCTTTTTCTATTTGGATATAAACTCTTGATGAATTACCATCTTTTTTTTCATCTACCAATATACCATTTTTTTCTATCATTTCTTTTATTTCTTTTATAGTTTTAACTGCAATCTTCTTATCGCCATTATTAGGAGTACCTATAATTACTTCATCATCTTCTTTTAATAAAAATGGACAACATTTAAACGGAATTGGTACATCATTATATATTAAATATTCTCCATGTTCATCTGTAAATGCTGAAATCCAAAACATTTTATCAGTTTTTCTATCTTGCATTAATTCAGTTAATTCAAAAATTACTATTCTTTTATTTGTTAAATCATACAATGGTTGACCGTTCATATACATTTTTTATTCCCCTTTTTGTAATAAAATTACTTTATGATTATCTAGTCCATTATAGACATGATTTCTTATTTTAGATTTAATAACTTTTAAATTATTTGCTACTTTAGTGATAGCATTGTTTAATGCATTTGATTTAGATACAGCATAAGTATATTCATTATGTATTTCATTACTAAAATTAATAATTATATGATATTTATTTTTTATCATCTAATTTCACTTAATACAATTTAGGTGGTGGATTTGGTGTAATAATAACATTATTACCATCTCGTTCTTTTAAATTAAATTCTTTTACATAATATTTTAAAGTAAAAAATTGTTTTCTAATAAAGCCTATATGTTTATTTTTTCTCTTTGTTATTATTTCTGCTTCATCTTTTGATTCATATAATGTAGATGTTATTGTATCTCTACCATTCCATAAAATACCATAGATTTTTTTCATTTTAATTTTCCTTATCTATTAATTTAGTTAATTTGCATTGGATATTTTGAAAATTATCAAATTCTTGGATTCTTTGATTCCTAACAAATTCTTTTTCATCTGTCTTTCTTGACCATTTTTTCTTACTTCGTTTCTTGTTGTATTTCATAACTTTCTCTCCTTTATAATATTTCTATTCCTGCTTTTTTAAGTTCGTTTTCAAAAAATCCTACTTGTCCTTTTGATAAAAAAATTACTCTTTTATTGTTTATTTTGAATATTCTTATTATTTTATCTACATCACCTATATTATAAGGTTTACCTATTCTACCAATCCCGTTAAAATATTTACTATCTAATATTTTTACCTTATCTCCTACTTTTAATTTTCTTATATCTCTCATAATATATCTATCCCTGTTTTTCTAAGATCAGTATTTAAAAAATCTCCAGGACGATGATCTAATTCATAAGTAGTAATATTACCATAACTACTGCTATTAAATATACAAGTTATTTTGCATATATCTCCTATATTATGTGACCAATATTCAATAGGATCTCCTATACTTTTACCTAATATTTTAACTTTATCATTTACTCTTAAATCTTTTATAGTTTTCATAATATATCTATTCCTATTTTTTGTAAATCATTTGTAAGAAATAACCACCTAGGATTTTTTTCTAACATATAACGAGGTTCAGAGTTATCATGACAATAACTATAAATAGATTTTATTCTATCTATTTCATATAACCTGTACTCAGTTTCATTTAATTGAAACCCTGTTCTTTTACTTAATATTTTTACCTTATCACCAATTTTTAATTCTTTTTTCATAATATTTCCCAATATTCCTATAAAAAGTAAATTACACAATAAGTAAGCATTATAGCTATTAAAATAAATATTCTACTGAATAAAACAGGAAGATCTATTTTTTTCATTTTATGTAAGTACTTATGTACTAAGGCATTAATGTATTTTTTATTAATGTATTTTTTATTAATGTATTTTTTATTAATTATAATATCTCTATCCCTATTTTTTGAAGATCTTCTTTAAGAAATATAAACATAGGATTTTTAGATAAACCATACCAAGCAGTCCAACCAGATATAGATCTTATAATATCTCTATCTCCTATTTTATATCCTGAATCTTCTATTGATTCTCCGTAAACTTTACTTAATATTTTTACTTTATCTCCTATTTTTAATTCTCTCATTACTTACCTTATTATATCCTAATTTACTTTATTATCGTGTCCACATACTGGACATTTTACTGTATTAAAGCTATAATAAATAGTGCGTATTATTTTAAATTTACATTTCTCACACCAGTGTTCTATTTTTTTCTTTTTCATAATATTTCTATTCCTTCTAAATTCTTTTAATTTGTTCTTTAATTTTATTATTTTCAATATTTATTATCTCTAATATATGGTTTATTTCATTACAATAAAAACTTAACGTACCCCAATTATTTAATCTAAGTATAGTTTTAGTTGAAAAATTTAACCTATCTATAGAAATTAACACATTTTTTCTTATATCTTTTATTATCTTTTCTATTTTTTCTATTCTTTTCAATGAATCTTCTAAATTAGATTCAGTTTTTGTACAATTAGTTTCCATTTTGTACTCCTTTTTTAGAATCTTTACATTTATGAAGAACCGAGTATTGTTTATAAGAATTTTTAATAATAACTTTTACTTGTACTATTTTCTTTTTCATAATATTTCTATCCCTACTTTTTTAAGATCAGTATCTAAGAAAATATAAAATACTTCACTGTAATCAAAATAATATCTGGCTCCAACTATAGTAGTTGTTATATTTGTTATTTCATATACTGTATATTTATTTATACGTCCTTCATTAAGTGCTGCTTGAAAAGGAATACCTGCATTTTTACTTAATATTCTTACTTTATTTCCAATTTTAAATCTCATATTAACTTTCCTTTTACTATTTATGTTATTTAAATTCTTATTATTGTCTACATTGTTACTCCGCAGAGAATATAGACAATATAGAAACTTAAACATAATACATCAATTTTTATTTATTCTGATCTCTTATTCTATTCATGGCTTTTATCCCGGCTGATTCAGATTATAGTTAATTTTTTGCCTTAAGGCGTTTTAATTTATGTTTATCTATTCAGTACAAGCATATAATTTTTCTCCTTTCACCACCTCAGTAGCTTTTATTGACCATTTTACCAATATTTGCTTATAAAGTGCCAAGCAACGTAAATAACGCCAAGAACACCAGCTATCCATAAAAGAATATAAGCGATAGCCACACCAATTACTGCTTTGTCAAATGAATTTGTCATGATTTCTCTCCTTTCACCTTTTTGGTAGTTTATTATAACAAACTATAATATTTAATTAATTGGTTATTTAATTGATTAATTGGTTTTTTGATACTTGGTTTCCCTATAACCACATTTGTTACATTGACACTCATGTGCTTTTTCAGTTTTTTCAATTAATACCATTTTCCCTGGACATTGGTGTTTTTTTGATTTCATTTTCATCTTCTTTCTCCTTTTTATGTGGTTTATATATTACTTATTTAATTCTTTCTCTTTTAACATATCCACATTTTTTACATTTTTTTGTTTGAACTGTTTTAACATATTCATCTTTTGTGTTAACATAAAGCCATTTTTCTTGTTTTCTTTCCCATTTACTCCAATCGTGACCCTAAAAACAATTTCTTTGAAATATTACCCATATTAAATACTTGAACATAATCTTACTCCTTATATCACATGAGTTAAGGTGTTTTTAATACTATGTATTAAATCTTTTCTATCTATTAAACCATTTATATAAAAATCACAATTTTCTTTAAGTTTTTCAACATAATGAACTCTAATTTTACAATCTTCTTTAATAGAATTCATTTTCTTTTCATTATAATCACTTAATTGTATAACGTTATTCATTTCAACCTCTATTTATAATAACCAATAACAATCTAAATCATCATGATAATCATAATAATCAAATTCATCTTCATAATAAAAATCATAATCATCTTTAATATCATCTTCAGCATATAATAAATCAATACAATTCAACTCATATTCTGTTAGATTTAAAAGATTATCCGGTTCTGAGGTATCAGCAGTATTTGATTCATTTATAATTTCATTTGTTTGTCTTTTAACAACAGATCTTTTGTATCTATGAAGATATGACATTATTTAACTCCTTTTATTTTAACAATTATAGTATATCTATTCCTACTTTTATAAGATCTTTTCTATAAAAATAATATTCTTCATATGCACTATTACCTAACCGATATTCAGTACCATTCCATATGTGAGTAATTTCTGTAATTTTATATGTTTTAGTAATATCTAATTCTATACTTATTAAAGGAATACCTATACTTTTACTTAGTATTTTAACCTTATCACCTACTTTTAACTCTTTCATAATATATCTATTCCTGCTTTTTTAAGATTATTTCTTCCAAAAAAAGTAGAATTATCACCTTCTACTCTATAATGCTCACCACCACTATGAATTTCTATTATTTTACAAATTTTATTACTTACATAATAACCTGGACTTAATACTTTTACCTTATCATTTACTCTTAATTTCTTTAATTCTTTTAGTTTTTTCATAATATATTTATTCCTATTCTTCTGAGATCTTTTTTACAGAAATAATAATTTGGATCTTTTTCTAAAACATAGTAAATTCCTCTACCATGATCAAGATCTATATTTATTATTTTATCTATATCATGTAAATTATAAATATTATTACGTTCCGGAAATTTAAAATAAGTACAATCGGGATCAATAATTTTAACTCTATTCCCTATTTTAAGTTCTTTTTTCATTATTTTCTCTTTTATGAAGAACTATATTATATATTCTATTATCAAGATCACCAATTCGTTTTTGCCATTGTTTTATAGTACATGGAATCATATAAACTTCTTTTGTTTGTTTATTTGTTACTTTCCATACTTCAACTATCATTATTTGTTATCCTTTCAAATTTGTTTAAATTCTTATCAACGCCTTTACTATTGAAGTAAAAGCGTCTATAAAATTTTAAATCGTTTAATTATGCATGATACCTCCTTTCTATGTATTTAACATATTATATTATATTATATTATCTAATTAATAAAATACCAGCCCAAATAGCCATTGTTGCACATAGTACCCAACGAACTGCATTTGGTTTTTGTAATGTTTTTGGATAACTTACTGACGGAATAACAATACAACTAAGAATATATAGTATAAAATTTACAATAACAAAAGTTTTCATGTTTTATATCTCCTTTCTGTTTATTTATCCTTTTTAATACCCAATTTTGTAGCCCATTTATCATATTGTACAAGTTTACCAAGGTTTGAAGAATCCCGTAATAAATGATCACATAATTTCTCTAATGGTGTTTTGTTTTCTAAAATATATGATGGCCAGTACAGCTAATATAATATAATGTTTTTTCATATTCCCTCCTAGTTTGTACTATATTAAACTAAAAAGAATGGTTAATAGAGCAGTACAAAAGAATGATGCTACCAGATAAACTATACTATTTGATTTCATATTTAACCTCGTATTCAATTACTTCAATTTCCGCTGTAAAGAATACAGCTACAACAATGATTAGGATAGACAAACCTATTAAACATAAAATTAAATCAATCATTTTATTATCCTTTATAGTATTTCTATTCCTACTTTTTCGTATTCACATTTAAAGAAAAATCTTTTATTGTATTTTTTATCTAAAATAATTATACCATCTTGATTAAATTCATGTACACGCTTAATACAATTTACAAAAAATGAATTACCAGTATTAATATGGATATTGTTTAAATAACTAGTTACATTTGAATTAACACCTAATAATTTAACTCTATCTCCTATTTTTAATTTCATCTTATTCCTTAAGTATCTTAAAGTATCTTAAAGTATCTTATTTAAACTCTTATCAGTACCTTCATTCCTCTAATAAAAGTACCTATAAAGGTTTAATTATTTTCTATAACTTGATCCCAATCATCATTAAAGGAATCTAAATTAAGTTTATAGTTATCAATAAGTTGTTCTCTTGCATAATGAATAAGTTCATCCATTCCCCAAGTATCAATAACAGCATTAGCAAGTTTTTCAATGTTTTCTTCCGTTCTTTTAATATTAGGCATAATTTCAATCCTCCTTTTTTAAACTATATTATAATTCAATTTAGCTGCTAATATCTTTTTACGTAAAATCTTTTTATACATATCTAAATCAAAACTATAATCAGCACAAGTATAATATTCAGTATATGAAACATCCCAGGCTTTACGATCAAAGCCCCAAAATTCTTTATAGTCTTTATCATCTTCTGTAGTAAAGATAAACAAAATACAATGATATGTACTACAACCATGTTCTTTTGTTTTACCAGTTAAATAACCTATTCTATGGTTATGAAACATTAAGACTTTAGTTTTATCATTAGTACGTCTTTTAACTTCATTAGCTCTTTGTTTCTGATATACAGTGCTTTCGTATGGTGCTGCCATTTTAATTATCCTTTTACTAAGTTAATTGTATTTGTATTCTTTTGTTTATTTCTTTAAGTGCTCTTATTATGTTATCTCTCATTTCCCTTTTTTTAGAATTAAATGATTTTATTGGAACATTTTCGAGTTCAATAAATAACTCATGAATACCTTTAATGTTGTCGTTAAACATATAATTGATATTCTTTTTTGCATTTTCTAATTCTTTTTTAATCATTTTAATTACTCCTTAAATATCTTTGCTCATAATGCTTACAAGCAGTATAAACATAAAGGATACTGTATCCTTTAGCTATCAATATCTTTCTGTATAGATCTAAATTGAATTTAATCATTTTATTCCTTTATATTATACTGTATATAATTCTACTTTATCTCCAAGATTAGCTGCTTTAATAGCTCTTTTTACAGCTTCTTGAATACCAGCTCCCATATCACCATTTTTTCTAAATGTCATTCTGTATTCAAATATATCAATAATGACATCTGTATTTCCTTCATAAGTAACAATTCTAATACTTTCTTTCATTTTATTATTCCTTATAATATTTCTATCCCAATTCTTTTTAATTCATTGTCTTTAAAACAATGACATTCAGGTACACCTTTGAAATAATAATAACATTCGTTAGCATATGAATCTATTCTAACTATCTTATATATAGTATATTTATTTAACTTAAATGATCTATTTTCTCCTAACATATATCCTAATGTTTTATTTAGGATTCTAACCTTATCTTTTACTTTTAATCTCATTTTATCTCAACCTATTGAATTTATTCTTTATACTTATGTTATGGTTAATTCCTTTATTAAAGTTTTGTAATACTAATAAATAAAACCATAATTCTGTCAAAAAGTATTTTGTCCCGGAAAAACGCATTATTAATTATTCCTTACAAATAACAAAACCAGATCTATAAGGCAAAGAATAAAAAATTTATTCCTTCTCCTATGAACCTGGTTTTTATTATAATTAAAATACAGTTTATAATTTAAATTCATTAAATGAATACCATTCAGTTTTAAAATTTGAATAAAGAATAGGCACCCGATATAAAATCGGATACCTATTCAGTTTATGATCTTCATGTTACTCTACAGAAGGTTTTGAGGGCTTTCTGTACGTGATCGAAATGGTGGAATTAAATTCACCTTTTTCAGGATCAGTGAATTTTTTATTCCATACTGTTGAAGATTTCGATTCACTGGTTCCTGATTTGAACTTGTAAAGATCAGCGAGTTTTTTCAGACCGATTGCAGTAAAAATTTCCTTAGCTTTTTCCCGAATGTCATTGGCAAGGGATAGTTTTTTGGCCCGTGATTTTGACTTCGGGTCAGTCGAAACAACGGTGTATTTTGCCTCCAGTACATGGCCGTCTTGCAAATTCATAGTAGCTAGTGACAATGACTTTGAAGGACTGTTTCCGATTTCAGACATCGCTTGTGAGAACATATCAGCACCATACACAGCACCGATATTGTTTTTAGTGTTAGTATGCAGGGTTAATTCGTCAGCCGTAAACGCTTCCTTCATGTTATCGAGGCTTGAAGCTTCCTTAACTGCCATGAATCCCTTTGCCGTTGCTATTTTGACTTCATCAGGAATGTCCTTATTTCCTGCTAGCAGACCGCAACCATTGAGATTCAACAAATTGATAACAGCGCTCATTTCTGCCGCATGATCTTTTTCCTTGTTCGACATGGTATTATCCTTTATTTTTGAGTTAAGTGCATTGATTTTTTGTGTAAGCATAATTGAGATTCACCACCTTCCAGCTTATAAATTTAAATCCTATTTAAATTCTTGTCAATACCCTTACCGATTCAAGTGTAAGGGTATTAAGTAAAACTTAAAATTTTGAAATACCTAATGCGTGATAATTGATAGCTATAATGGGTTTTACGATACCTTGGTGTAATGCCTCGCCTAATGGCATATCTAAAACCTTTTGAAGCTTAACACCGTATGACATTTTCATTTCCTTTAATTGCCGTTCCTGAACTCTAATCTCTCTCAATAACTCTTGAATTTCAGACAACATAATTTTTTTCCTTTTCGTTTTTTTGTTTATAAAAATGTGCTCAATCATATATAATGCATATCACATGCCAATATACAAAAGTATATGTAAGTACTTGATATAACACAACAAATAGACGTAAATAGATGGTAACGTTACCCTTCAAAAAGGTATACAAGATGTATTGCTTACAAAATAAACTGACCACCATATGTTGTGGTCACAAAATCCTGTATTACAAATATGTAACTCTAATTTCCAAATGGAAACAGCCTTATAAGTGCTTAATATCCTTATGGAAAACAAGGTAGGGCAAGATCCATGCCAAGTTGAAAGTTTCCATCTGGAAACTGGTAACGTTACTGACTGAATGAGATTCATTGACTGAGTATCGTTCAGGGTATAAATGGGATTCAGAAAATGAAGGATCTTCCCCGGCCTAATAAGGATAGTTGCTACGCAACAGCCTATCAAATACACATCAAGCCCTCTGAAAGATTTCTAAAAATAGAAATAGTCTTCTAAAAATAGAAATAAGTACTACACAAGTGTTTGGTATTTCGTATTCTGTCCTCCTATATATTGGTAAAAGGGACATCTTTATATAATATTTTTACAAAAAAGTTGTACATATAGAGGGAATTTACGATTTTTATAAAAAATTTTAGAAAAGTTTTAAATATTTTAGAAAAATTTAGATATTTATAAGATATTTACTTGACATATAAGAATTAATGCTTATGTTATCTAAAGGTAGAACTTAGGTAAAGAGAAAGAAGAAAGAAATAAAAGGAGATAGGTATGATACTAAAGATAGAAAGAAAAAATTATGACAAAGAATGGCTATTTATTGACGGTATTAGACGTTTAACTACTTATAGACGATTTAATATCAGTACTGATCTTAAACAATTAAAAGAATTATCTCAGTTTGCTTATGCAATTTATATTGAACACAGCCCATGTTTATGTTTTTTATCTGAAAATATAAAATGTAAATTATGTGGTGGAAAACTAGGAGAAGATTACTGTGTTGGAGTTCTTGATATGAAAATGAATGATGGTACTTATCAAGATCTAGTTTTTGATACTGTAGCTTATTTGTTAAATGATAATGGTAAAACTATTGATAAAATAGTAATTAATATATAACTTATAACTTATAACTTATAACTTATAACTTATAACTTATAAACTTTCTCTTTACCTAATAAGGAATAAATAGGAATAATTATGGATTTAAAATTAATAAAATTTTTTAAATTAAAAATATTAAATTGTTATACTGATCCTTGCTGTTTTTGTAATAAATTTGATGAATTTGATGAATTCAATAGTATTAAATACATTGAAAACTCTTCAAAAGAATATTATTATCACAGTTGGTGTTTACGTCAAGTTATAGATTATCCTGAAAGATATACTACAGATAAAGTTAAATCTGCTACAGATATAATTAATTTAATAAGAAATAGGAGATGATTATGTATTTCTTTATTGATGGAAAATATGCTAACCCAAGAGGTCTAAAACAAAAGGAGATGACTATGAATAAATGTGTAATTTGTGGATGCAGTGCTCCTATAAGTCAATTAAAGTACACTACAGAATTAGTACCTTTGCGTAATATAAACGATACAGGTCATATACATCATTATTATCATTCTGTATGTATAGATAGAATTATGGAATGTCCTATCAATTACTGTACAGAGAAACTTGAAAAAGCTATAAAAGTAGTTGAATTCTTAAGACGAAAGATACTAGCTAAAGCCAGAAAAAGGGCCGAAGAAATAGAAAGAAGGGAAAAAGCCTTAGATACTATATACAAATTAGCTGTATTGGAGGACTGAACCTGACATCAACATAGCTTAATTCTAATTCCTATGGGTATAGGATCGTTTATTTCAAACCAAGTGTACACGTTTATAGGTTTTAATACTAAGTACAGAAATAGAGGTACTACAGTTCGTTTAAGAAAAGGAGAAAGAATGAAAATAATAATTTTAGTTTTAATTTTGAGTCTTTTTTCTGGACCAGTCTTTGGTATAGTCTGTACAGGAGAGGGTGATTGTTATCGGAATAAATTTTTAGAAAAGTATATATTCAAGTACGAAAATGAAACACTATATTATGCCGACAAAGAAGACTTTTTCTTCTTTGATTGTCATTTAGATGCAAAAACTGTTAATGGATGTACTAAAGGGTATCACTGGAGCAAAACAATTCCAGGTGAAATCCTATATTTACTACTTGGTGGACTTAACAGTAAGGAGAGGTATGACAAAAGAAACAGAGATTAAAAATATGAGACTAGCACTAGAGACTGTATTAGAAAAATTAAAAGATGATAGAATCGTTATAGATAAATTTAATTTCAATACGAAAATAGATATACAAGAAGTACCAGTAGAAGATATTTTATGTAAACTTCCTAATGGGTACCTAAATTTTAATTTAGATATCAAATATCATTATATTAAATAGTATTAAATAGTGTTAAAAAATATTAAAAAATAAAAAAATCGATGGTTTTGAATATCTTTACTTGACAAATTGAAATTAATGCTTATAATAAATAATAGAAGGAATTAGTATGGAGATAAAAAAATTAGAAAAATGGTTAATAGAAATACCTAAAGACCGTGAACTATTATTTGACCCAAATAAAAATCGTGAATCTGAAGAAATTAAAAAAATACGTCATAAGATAAATGAAATAATAGATGTTATAAACAATAAAAACTGCCAATAAAACATAATAATATCACCGTTTTGTAATATATTACAGGGCAAATTTAATAAAAAGGATAAAATATGACAAAGAAAAACGTAATGATATCACCGTTTTGTAATATATCACAGGGTAATAAATCTAATGATATCACCGTTTTGCATTATATCACATTCCCTTATGTGATATCTTACAATTCTATATATACATAAGACTACATACATAATATATAAAATAATATAAATATTATTTTAATATAAGACTACAATAAAAAAGCGTTTTGGCTGAAGGGGATAAAATGAAAGAAGATTGTAAAGGTTGTTTTCATTATGTTTACAGATCTGTTTTACATTGTACTAATTGTTGGCACCTAGATCTTTATAGAAAAATAACAAAAGAAGAAATAGAAAATAAAGAAAGTTATAATAAGAAACAAAATAGGAAATTATTATGAGAAAAATAAAAACTGTAAGATTATTACATTTTGAAAAAAGTTTAAGATTTATGACTTATCATACAGATGGGACATCAGCTTTTTGTCCAACAGTAGAACCTTATATTTCTTATACGTCAGGTGGTATAAAAATAGAAGGCGAATCTATGCAATATTTTTATACAGATCTTGAGGCAGTAGATTACTTTATGCATGTTATGTTAGATGCTATGGTAGAAAATGTTATGGAAGAACCAAGTATTTTATATTGGAGACAACGACCTGCTTTAATAAAATCTGTATATGAATTTATACCTGATTATGATATTGATACTGGTGGTACTATTTATAAACAAAGAAAACGAAAACGACAGTATAGTGTTTATTGTAGAATGAAGATATCTGATAAACCAGTTATAGAAGATGAAAAAGAAATAGATAGATTAATTTTAGAGCATTGGAAGAATCATTAACAACAGTAAATAAAGAATAGGAGGAAATTGTATGAAAAAGATTAGTACAGCTTTAACAGCAGTATTAATATTAGTTCTTGTTGGCTTATGTTATATGGTTTATGACAGATATAAACCAGTTATAGAACTCACCGAACAGCAAATTATAGATAATGCAACCATTAGCACTGTTGAGATTAAAATGCCTCGCCCTATGTGGCGGGTAGAGCGTATCAAGGCAGAGCCTATAGAAGTTGATGAAGATGAACGAATTAGAAATATAATAAAAGCAACTGTTGAAGAACAACTTAGACTTAATAAAGAAAAAGCAGAAGCAGAAAAACAAGTTTATGAATCTTATTTAACTGCTGCAACGGTATATGGGCACCTTCCAAAATCACAAACTGACATTCCTGTTGGCGCATTAAAGGATATCCCGTTATGGGCCAAATTTCCAGAGAATATTTTGGTTGTGTATAAGGTTGAAAAGAAAGAAATTAAAGAATGGGAAGAGGAATATGAAAAAGATGTAATGGCTGTTTCTGAAACTGCTGATGTATCTCCTGCTACAGCAAAAGAAATATTTCGTAAATTAAGGCAAGAGGGATATAGTGTTTCAAAAGATGAAGTAGATCTTGATGAAGAAATAAAACTTTTACATTTTTCATCTGGTTGGAATGACGAATATCCAACAACATTGCAATGGTCAGTTAAAGTATGTGGAACAGAAGAAAACTTAATCGTTGGATATGATCCTAGGGGTATTTTAAAAACAAAACCAATTCCTGAAGATAAAAGAGTTGATGTCGAAGTATCATATTTTGATCTCGAAGAATATTCTAAGCCAAAACCAGTTCAGGTTGTTTCTCTTGAAGAAGAAAGTCGTAGACAGCAAGAAGAAATTGAAAAACTTGAAAAAGAACTTAAAAAAGAACGAAAAACAGAAGTAGAACCATATGATATTCGTAATGCAACTGTATATGATGTAATGATGGGTAGAGTAAAAATTTCACAAGGATGGACGCTCGTTACTGGTACAGGCACATATATTGGAAATCATAAAGTACATGGTAAAGGAAATGAAAATGATAGTCATTATAGAAATTATGGGGTTAAAGTATCGGAAACAGAATTTAATTCTTTAATCTTAACAAATGCGCATGTTGCAAATAATGCAGTAAATACAGAGACTATGGTAACAGAAGATCTTGAAACAATGTTTGTTATTATGCCAGGAAGACCGTATGTTAGATATACTGGAGAATCTGATAGAATGGGTACACCAGCAGCGGCTTTAATTTTAGATGGCGAACTTATGATTGCTGAGTATATTGATTCTGCTGTTATGGTTACAACACCAATTAATGGGCTTGAGAATAAAGTCGTATTTGGAAATTCTGATAATGTTGTTACTGGTGACGAAGTTATCAGTGTTGGCAATCCTATGGGCGTAATTAAATTAATGTCTCAAGGTAACGTTACACATCCAAATAGAAATATGTATCAATCATTTGGTGAATATTGGCCGCATCTTGATTGGATTGCAAATGATAGCTTTTGGGTTAATTTTTCAATAGGACTCCCTGGTGTATCTGGATCTAGTGTTTGGTCAATGGTTGGATCTGAAAGAGGGAAAGTAGTTGCACTTAGAAACGCAGTTTTAAGGCAATGGACTTCTGGTTGTCGCAGTTCTGTTTTTGTAGATGTTGACCATAATTTAATCGATGGATTACCATATGATCTAAAACTTACCAATGTAAAAACCGATGATGTAAATAATATGTTTGAATCAGCAGCAACCGTAAAGTTTAGTAACAGTGTAGAAAATCTCGATGGATTTATAGATGCTGTTAAATTTACATCCAGTGGTGCTGTTGCCCCAGGAATGAGTCTATGTATTCCGATCAATAAAGTCAAGGCATGGCTTGCAGAGCGTGGAATTGATCTTGGATTAAGAATGGATAGTTCCCATTGGGCAAAATAAGGAAAAAAGATATAGGTACTATTCCCGACTATATATTTATTTGTGTAGTTATAGTCGGGACGATTCTTGGTTTAATAGTTTCATTCTTTGGTAACACAGGATAAATAGGAGTACGTATGATTATAATAATTATATTATTGTTAACTTTAGCTTTATATAAACTATATCAAATACATGATAAGGTTAAAAGTTCAAAATTAGTACTTGAGAATATAGAAGATTATTTACTGCAAAACGATAATGATGATTTTTTAGATTTTTAATTAAATAAAGGAGATATAGTATGTTTGAATTTAAAAGAGGATTGTTGTTTGGGTTTATAATAGGTGCTATTGTATCATTACTAAATTGTTTATTAGCATTTAGTGCGGATGCTGCATCAATAGATCGTACAGAAGTTGTTGGTACTTTCGTTGTTAATGTACTTCAAGATAATGAATTTATTAAAGAAATTGATGGTATTGTTATTATTCCATTTGATTCCGAGTATAATCTTGTGATTAAGAATAATAATAGACGTAGAGCTACTGCTAAAATAACAATTGACGGTGCAAACGTATCTAGCTTTGGTAATTTGGTTATTCCTGCAAATAGTGAAGTAAATCTTGAGCGATTTATTACTGACTCGTTGTCTGAAGGTAAGCGGTTTAAGTTTGTACCTCTTAATCATTCTGAAGTTGACGATCCTACAAGAGCGGAAAATGGATTGATACGAGTTGAGTTTCAATTAGAAAAAGAGTCTGCATATGCAGTAGGGTATAATGCCGATGATGATCATTTCTGGTGGAAATTAGATACAAGAGTTTGGGTGAGTGATATAGATTCAGGTGCCGATGTGCCTGTAAATTGGGATAACATTAATACAACTAGTGCTACTAATATTACACTCTATACTAACGTAATAACAACCAGTGCTGAATCAGGTGCAACAATAGGTGGTAGTCAATCAAACCAGAAATTTAGTGAGGTAGATATTGAATTAGATGACAAAGTTTGGGTTATTGAGTTAAGGATGAAAGGTATAGAATAAATGTTAAATTCTGTATTTATACAAGAGAATGAAGTAGGAGAAGCTATTAATGAGTTTGTTGAGTATTGGGATTGGTTTAATATTAGAATACTGTTACCAAATGTAGTTTTATTAATAGGTCCAAATAAATGGTTAGTAAAATTTGATAATAAAATATATGGGTTATATAAAGAAAAAGAATTAGCTGATGTATTATTCTATTTAAAGAATATAAAAAAACCAATAGAACAACTTAGAAAAAGGATTAAATAATTATGAAAGTAAATCTATCTGCTTCTGATTATAAAGATTTAGCTAATTCGATAAATGATGGAATACATCAAGGTAGACTAAATGGTGCTGTAGCACCATATGAAATTGGAGATATGACGCAGGTATGTGCTGATTTTTATGATTATGCTCAAATAAGATATTTACATGCAATGGAAAATCCGTGGTTGTTTTTAAAATGGTTGCCAGATGAAATTAAAATGGAAATAATAAAACAAAGTAAATAGGTGACATATGATTGTAAGTGGTAAAATTGATATAAAAGAAATACTGGAACAAACTTTAAGTATGTGGAATGAAATTGCAGAAGATCCTAGGATAGATAAAATAATTGCATTAAAATCATTATGTTATAGTACAGAATTTTATTCTGATTGTCCTGTTTGCGATTACGTAGTTAATAATTTTGGATTCGACACTGTTAAAGGATTCTTATATCCGCAATGTAGTTTATGTCCCTTAGAATGGAAAGAAGTTAATAGAGTGGATGGTGAGGATATATCGCCATGTATCTCATCTTATTTTGGATTATGGATTAATAAATATGCAGAATATATTAAAACAAAAAATGAATCGTATCTTAAAAGTTTAAAATTATATGCATTAAAAATAGCATACACCGCAGAAAAGAAATTAGATGAGCTAGAAAATGGATTTTAGTAATTTAGAAAAAGTAGAGGATTTAAAAAACTTTATTAATAAAGACAGTAAAGTAGAAGAGATATGTGATAATTGTTCTTATTGGGAATTCGATCAAGAAGAAAATAATACACCAATAAGTTTTGGAACTTGTAGACATGAATGGTTTAAATTATTATTAAGGAATTCAATGTATTATAGAACAAAAGGATATGATACTTGTAGAAATTTTATATACAAATATAAAAAAGGAAATAATATATGAAACGATTCGCATTACCTAAGAAAGTAAAAGTTGGTGGTTTGTTCTTTGACATAAAATATCCTTATCCTTTTTCTGAAAACTTAACATATTATGGTCTTTGCCAAAATATGCAATCTGAAATAAAAATAGGTAATCATCTTTTAGGTGAAAAATTAGATGTATCAAATATAGTCGATACTTATATTCATGAAATTATTCATGCTGTAGATTATGTTTATACTAATTATAGTTTAAAAGAAGAAAGTGTTGCATTACTTTCCAGAGCTTTAATAGAATTTTTTAAATACAATGATTTTAATATAGATACTACTGTTATTCCAAAAGAAATTAAAATATTCACATCTATATTTAAAGTTAAAGATGATTATGTTTTTGAAGAAGGAAATAAAAATATAATACAAATAGATGATATTAATAATAAAATATCAATTGAACTTAAGAAGTATAATCTATATGCAGTTAAATCAATGTTATTTGAGTGCTGTATGAGTAACTTACTTAATTTATATGGAATTGATGACGATATATTTAAAGAAGAGGTTTCAGTTCGTGCATTTACTTCTGGAGTATATCAAGTAGTTTTAGATAATAATTTAGAAAAATTAATAAAAACTTGGGCATAATTATGAATTATAAAAGAAAAAGACTTGAAAAAACATGGTACGATTTAACACCATCAGATCGTGAGAAATATATTAATCAAGATTATATCTACAGAAACGAAGAACTGAGACCTACTGTGGAGAATAATCAATTTGAATATATATGGGGTACTAGTAAATCTGAAAAAAAACTAGTATATGAATTATACTTTTTAGATAAAATGCCAGTTAATGAAATAATGTATCATGTAAGTTACAGTAGATCTACGGTTTTTAAGATAATTCAAGATTTAAATAATAGTATCAATGATATATGTAGAACAGAGTTAATGAAAGAAATACTTAAATTACATTTTAAAGATAAAATTTCTTCTGAAGAAATAGCTACTATATTAAAATGTAGATATAACTACGTAAGAAGAATAATAGTAGCTTATGTTTATCTTGTATTGCAAAAGTAGTCCAATTGATTTAAGTTTTTTTCGTTAATATGTTATTGATATAGTTATATATAATTTTTTAATATCTTCAAAAGCTGTGCTAATATTACATATAGTAGAAGATAGTAAAAACAGTGACATAAGAGGAGTCCATTTTGCCAGCAGGAAATATAACACAAGTAGAACGACATAAGCGGATGGTAGATATAAAGAATCTATCAGACGAAGGCAAGAAACCTACTGAAATTGCTAAAATTATGGACATGCCTATACAGACAGTACAACGTAATATAAAATATGTAAATGATTTAGCTATATCAGATTTAAATCCAGAAGTACTTGCTGAGAAACGACAAGAGATATATACAGAGTTACTGGAAGTAACTACAAAAGCTAAAGATGCTTTTGATGAGTATATAAAAACGAAACCGTCAACAGCAAGAACATTTCTAACTACTTGGATGGAGGCGTTAGGAAAAAGAGCAGAATTATTTGGATTAAATCAAACGAATTGTGAGATACCTATACAAATTAATAACTTAGGTATAGCACCATCTAATGATAAAATTTATGTAAAGGATGCTGAAAAACTCGCTAAATCGATGATACGCAGTCATGAAGATAAATTAAGAGATAAGTAAACAATGGATGTTGTTTAAGGTGACATTCATCTTGGAGGAGATGAAGTACATGGAAAAATTTAAAGATTCATCTGAATTAAAAAACAAAAAAACAGAACTATTAGAAAAATTTAATGGAACTTTACCTAGTTATTTAGAGGAGTATTTTAATACAGAAGAATTAAAAAAGATAAAAGAAGAATTTTATAGTAATAAATTTAAAGAAAAATACAGTCATACTTTAGAAGAAAGAAAAGAATATAAAGAAAAAGAAAAAGAAAAGTTTTGGAAAGATAATATAGCAGAAATAGTTAAAAGACCAAAGAAAGTTGGAAGTCATTTAAAAGCAATTTATAAAGAATCTCCAAAAGCAGAAGAAAGAGTTGAAGAAGAAAGACAATTAACAGAAAATGAAAGATTAGCTTTAATTCAGATGTGTGAAAAAGACATGTACTTATTTGCAGTACGTTACTTTCCACATTACCTAAAAAAGCCGAGTAGTAGACTTCATAGATACTTGTACAAAACATTCAGTTTAGAATTTAATAAAAAGCGTACTAAAGGTATGAAGTTGGCTATTGCGGCCCCCAGGTTTAACGCAAAATGCGCCAGATATGATACTGAAATACAATTAACTTCTGGTGAGGTTAAAGAAATAAAAGATATTAAATCAGGAGATGAAATAATATCTTGTAACAAAGATTTTAAGTTAGAAGAAGATAAAGTATTAGCAGTTGAATATAGTGGTAAAAAGCAAGTACGGGATATACTATTTAAGACAGGAAGAAAAATATCTATAACAGATGAACATAAATTATTTAATATACACGGGGAAATAAAAGCAAAAAATATAAAAATTGGTGACAAATTAGCAGCACCTAGGAAGTTGGATTGTACAAATAAAAGGACAATGAAATTATCTGAAGCTGTTTTTTTAGCTGATATGATTGCAGAAGGTTGTATGTCTCCTGTTGGAAATGGGATAGGTAGTCATAGTAATATTACTAATTTTGATAAAGTTGTTATTAATGATTTTAAATTTGTTTGTAATGACTTAGGATTTGAGTGCAGGGAAACAAGTGTAAAGGGTAGATATTCTGTTTGTAAAGCCCTTCCTTATCTTAGAAAACATAAACTTACTAGATGTTTGTCTACAAATAAATTAATACCTAAAGAAGTCTTTAAACAAAATAATAAATTTATAGAAACTTTTATATCTAGATTTTTTGCTACAGATGGTTGGGTTTCTAAATATACATTAACTGCTGGAATAACATTAGCTAATGAAAAATTAATAGATCAACTTTTTACTTTATTTTTAAGAATTGGGTTATCTCCTGTTAAGCAAGTTAAACCAAATGACAAAGCAGGTGCTTGGGCAGTAGTTATAACTGGAAATGATAATTTAAAACGTTTGCAACAAATAGGAATTTTACACAAACAAAAAAAATTATTAAATACTATTAAAGAATTTAAATCATCTTTTAGAAATGCACATATAGATACAATTCCTAAAGAATGGAGATCTTATTTAAAAAATACTACAGTTCATTTTTTAAGAAAAGACCACAAGATAAGAGTTGATAATGATTATCATTCACAAAGAGAAAAAGTAAATAAAGTTGCAGATATAGATGATAATAAATTTCTTAAAAATATAGCCAATAGTGACATATTGTGGGACGAAGTTTCTTATATATCAGATTATTACGAAACTGATACCTATGATATAGAAACTGTCAAGAATCATAATTTTGTAGCAAATAATATTTTATCACATAATAGCTCCGTTGTTTCTTGTATATTGCCAATTTGGAGTATAGTTTATAATAAGAAGAAATTTATTATAATGGTATCAGATACTTCTGACCAAGCTAAAGACTTTCTTGCAGATGTAAAAACTGAATTATTATTTAATGAAAAGCTGTTAGCTGATTTTCCAACAATATGTGGTAGAGGAGAAACTTGGAGATTAGATGATATCGTGACTAGAAACGGTATCAAAGTAATGGCTCTCGGTACAGGTAACAAGATTCGTGGTAGAAAGTTTGGTATACATCGTCCTGATTTATTTATTGGGGATGACTTAGAAAATTCAGAAATGGTTAGGTCTAAGACTCAACGAGATTTTATTAGATACGAATGGTTTGATAAAGATGTTGCTTATGTTGGTGGAGAAGCAGGATCAAATACTGATTTCATAATTGTTGGTACTGTACTTGGTAAAGATTCAATGTTAAATGCTTTATTAGATCCTAAAGAATATCCTGAATGGCGTTCTATGAGATTTCAAGCTGTAGAGCAATTTTCTGATTCTGGTTTATGGGATGATTGGGAAAAGATATTAAAAGACAGATTTAATGAAGAACGTGAACAAGATGCAATAAATTATTTTGAATTAAATCGAATAGAGATGCTTGATGGTGTTAAGATTCTTTGGCCAGAAGGTGACCCATATTATGATTTAATGGTTCAAAAAGTTACTAAGTTGTCATCTTTTTTATGTGAAAAACAGAATTCAGCCGTAGATACTTCAAAGATTTATATTACAGAAGAACAATTGCATTTTGAAGATTTTAAAAGAAATTTAGAAATAAAAAATATAATAAATCGAAGATGTTATTATTTTGGTGCAATTGATCCAAGTTTAGGAAAGAAAAGTAACAAGGGTGATTATTCTGCTATAGTGACATTAGCTGTAGATAAAAAAAGTGGATATATGTTTGTAGTAGATATAGATGTGAAACGAAGATCAGTTGATGCACAGATTGAAATTATATTAAAAAAGCATCAAAAATATCATTATAAATTATTTGGTGTAGAAACTAATGCTTTTCAGTACGTTGTTGCAGATGCTTTAAGAAAATTATCAAAACAGAGTGGAGTACTAGTACCAGTAAAAGATATAAATCAATATCAAGATAAAGCAATGAGATTTGAAGGAGTATTACCTTTTTTACTAGATGGTACTATTGTTTTTGATAGAAATAAATTAAAGAATAATCAAATGTATGATTTAGGTATAGAACAAATTTGTACGTTTACTGGCGAGAATGATTCTCATGATGACGTTCCTGACTGCCTTGCTACTGTGTTCGAGATAGCGAAACAGAAGCGATTCAAAATGCTAACGCGGCAGACAGGCTCTAAAAGACGATAATACGGATAGGACTGTACATCCGAAAAGGAAGCACCTTACTTCCCTGCCGTATTTTAATTATAAGGAATCACTGAAGGAGTGATTAATTATGGGTAGAGCAAGATTAACATATAAGTTTATTAAAGAGTATATTGAAAAAACAGGATATAAACTTTTATCTATAGAATATATAAATAGTGCTACAAAATTAAAAGTACAATGTGATAAAGGTCATAATTATGAAGTAGTGTGGAATTCATTTCAACGAGGGCATAGATGTGCTGAATGTCTTGGGTTTAAAAAATATAATTACGATGAAATTAAATCAAAAATAGAAAGTATTGGTCATAAGTTACTATCCGAAATGTACATTAGTGCTAATGAAAAATTAAGAGTACAATGTAATAAGGGACATATTTATAAAGTTACTTGGAATAATTTTAATAATATGGAGAGTAGATGTGTTATTTGTAGTAGATATATATTAACTTATGAGTATATTAAAGAACAGGTAGAGAAAGCAGGATATAAACTATTATCCAAAGAATATATCAATGCTCGTACTAAGTTAAAATTACAATGTAATAAAGGGCATAAATATAAAGTAGTTTGGAGTAGTTTTCAACAAGGAAAAAGATGTCCAAAATGTGCTATACTAAATAATTCTGGAGAAAATAACCAAGGGTGGAAAGGTGGTGTCAGGGAACTAAATATTCCACTTTATGATACCTACAAGAAACAGATAGATTGGTTTGAAAAAACTAGAAGAGATCCTGAAAATAAAGATTATTTACAAGTTAAGTGTACTAATTCTGATTGCAAGAGATGGTTTGTCCCTTCTGCTACAGGTGTGCGCAGTAGAATTACAGCAATGTATAGCATAAATAAAGGAGCTAATAGATTCTACTGTTCAGAAGAATGTAAACAATCTTGTTCTATTTTTGGTCAACATTTATATCCAAAAGGTTTTATTAATACTGATAATATTAGATATGATCAAAATGATTGGGCTAAATTAGTAAAAGAACGAGATAATTATAAATGTCAAAGATGTGGGGCTAAAGACAACTTAGTAGCACATCATTATGAAGGATTAAATGTAAATCCTATTATGAGTGCTGATTTAGACATGGGTATAACATTGTGTAAGATTTGTGACAAAAAAGCTCATTCTGAAAAAGGTTGTAGGTATGTAGATTTAACTAAGAATCAATTATGTACATAAGAAATAATCTTAAGAGGCTTTAAACTCGAGGTAGGTAGCCTCAATACCTTAAAAGGAGAAAATTATGAACATGTATAGAGAAAACTTTATTATATGTATTAAAAGTAATGGTAGAATTCTAAGAGAAAAAAATAACAGTATTAATTTACCTTTTGGTAGCGAGTATTCAATTTTATTAAAAAATTTAGATAGCAGGAAAGCAGTTGTTGGTATTGATATCGATGGTGAAGATATAATAGGCTCAAGAAAAATAATTGTAGACCCAAATGATAGTGTAGAATTAAAAGGTAAAAAGATAAATAAGAAAGTAAGAAACAGATTTAAGTTTATAAAGAAAACTGACCAGATTGTGAAACATCGTGGTGATAGAATTGATGATGGTATTATTAGAGTCGAAGTTACATTTGAAGCCGTAGAACAAGAAGATCGTGTAGATTGGCAAAATTTACTAATAAATTCATACAAGCCTAATTATACAGAATCACCCCATATTGACCCTTTAACTCCTTGGTTTAATACTATGACATATGCAAGTGGTGGCATAGTGCCAGATAGTAGCATAAAGTATTGTTTACTTAAATCAGGTGAAAGTGTTATACCTACAAAAAATGTAGGTGGATTTGCAAATAAATGTAGTAATAATATAAATAATAATATAAATAATAATATAAAAGAAGATGAAGGTATTACAGTTAAAGGATCGGAGATTAATCAAAACTTTCATACAGGTTATACAAAAACTTTAGAATCTCAATCAACAGTTTTTACTATTAAACTAAAAGGAACTACAGACATAGGGATAAAAGTAATGGAACCTGTATTTACAAAAGATAAGATACGTTGTTCAACTTGTGGTAGAAAATCTAAATCTTCTGTTAACTATTGTAGTTATTGTGGAACCAAATTATAGAGGGTGGTGTATCAGTGGCAGATAAGCAAGCAAAGAAAATAAGTGAAAGGGAAAATCCACTCTTTACTGAGAATAAGGATAAATGGGTTCTTTATAAAAACGCTGCCAAAGGTGGAACTGATTTTATAACAGATGAAAATCTTCGTACTCATAGGTTAGAAGAAGCAGAGGATTTTTCTGAAAGATTAGAAAGAGCTTATTTTTTAAATTATTGTGATACTATACCGTCTACTTATAATTCTTATATTTTTAAAGGCGAAATTAAACGTAAACCTGATACGAATTTAGATAAATTTAGAATGAATGTCGATGGTAAGGGTACACATATAACTGATTTTATCAAGAAAATAGGATACTTGTCATCTATCTCTGGAGTTTCACATGTAATTGTAGATGTACCAGAAGGAACAAGTAAGAATAAAACGGTAGCTGATGCTAAATTAAATGAACAATTACCTTACTGTACTACTATATCTCCGGTTCAATTACGAGATTGGAGTGTAGATACTAAGGGTAATTTTAATTGGGTGATTATAGAATCAGAATATCATAGAGATTTGGAGCCAGAAGTTGACAGAATAGTAGAGAAGCATTATAAAGTTATTACTAACGAAAAATGGTGGGTAGTAGATGAAGATAATGTAAAGATAAAATATGAAGATAAAACTCCTAGTGAAGGTACTAATGCTCTAGGGGTAATACCTATTATAACATTATATCATAAAAATATTGAAGATGATAAAATAGGTGAATCTTTATTAAAAGATATTGTATATGTGAATATGGCTATAATGAATTGGTGTTCTTGTATTGATGAGCAAGTGGAACGACAAACATTTAGTCAATTAGTTGTTCCAGATGATGGATCATTATCAGATGAAGATGAAGGTGGAGATCCATTAGCTAGAATAGGTACTTCTTCTATTTGGACCTTTCCTGAAGATGCATCTCATCCACCTGCTTTTATATCTCCAGATTCAGATAACTTATCAGTCATTTGGAATTTAGTTACTGATCATATTAAAGAAATGTTTCGTATGTCTGGATTACAGGGTGGAACTTCTGATCTTTATTCATCTAAATCAGGTAGACAATCTCAAATGAGTTTTATGGGAGTTAATTCAGCTTTGTCAGAAAAAGCTTCAACTTATGAAAAATTCGAGAACGAATTAAGTAAATTAGTTTACTTACAGTTAGGAAAAGATCCTAGTAATACTTTTGAAGAAGTCAGGTACCCTAAATCATTTGATGTAGTTTCATTAGAAGAAGAAATAGATGGTATGTTAAAGATAATGGAAAGGAATATAAGTCCTACATTTAACAAAACTTTAATGAAAGATATAGCACGTAAGGCAGTACCATTAACTTTATCTGATATAAGAATGGAAATAGAACAAGAGATTGATGCTGGTGATGGTATAGTAGAGGCTTTGAATAAAAATCCCTTAGAGCAAGAAAAAGACGGTGACGGGAATCCTTTATCATCTAATTTAGACAAATCATTTAAAACAAGTAAACAAAAAAAGGAAGAGGAATCTTCCCATAGAGTTCAAGATTAAAACAATGGATGTTGTTTAGGTAACATTCGTCTTGGATAAGATGGAGGAAAGATATGACATTAGAAGAATTACAAGCAAAGGCAAAAGAACTTGGTATTAAATTTAACGAAGAAGCAACTGAAGCTAATCTTAAAGAACTTATTAAAGTAGCTGAAGAAAAAAAGAATAAAGATTTATCATACGAGGAAATGAAAGCACAGTTAGCTTATAATAAGGATGAACTTAATAAAGCAATAACTAAACGAGATAAGGCCAATGTTGCAAATAGACTGTCACAGTCTGAATTAGAAAAAACAAAGGAAATGTTAGATCAATTTCCAGATGTAGATGAGCTTAAATCCATTAGAAAAGAAGCTGAAGAACTAAGAGAGTTTAAAGAAAAAATGGAAAAAGAAGCTGAAGAAAAAGATCTATCTACAAAAACTGAATTTGAACGTGAACTTTACGCTAAAGAAAAAGAAAAGTCAGAGCTTCAAAAAGAATTACAAAAATGGAGAGATGAACGTAAAAAGTTCACAGAAGAAACTGAAAAAGATAAAGAAAAATCTCAGAACCAAATAAAGTCTTTGCGAAAGAAGAATCTCGAAAGAGATATTATGCTCGTTGCTTCTGAGCATAACGTGTGGAATGCACAGCAAATAGCTCGTCTTGTAAAAGACGATTTTGAATACGATGAAAGCTTGGATAAGTACGTATATATAGAAAAAAACAGTAAAGGAAATATTATAAAGGAACAAGACGTTGATGAATTTGTTAACGATTATCTTGCAAAAGAGGAAAATGAGAATCTTATTCGCAGTACTATGAATAAAGAATCTCTTCATTCAAATAAACTGCACCAAAAGAAGTCTTCCAGCGAAGGTAAAATTGACGGTTATGATTTGAATGATCCTGCTCTTATAGCAGAAGCCGAATTTGCAGGAATGGAAGTTGATAGATATGTTAAAGTAGTTGTTATTCCTAATAATGAGAAGGGTAAACAAAAAGATGAATAAATACTGGATAGTATTATTCTTATATAAATATAAAGGATGTGAAATATATGACTGAAGTAAGATTTGTACAGGTTGAAGGTTCGGGACACGGTAGAGAGCATCCCGTAGCCGCTAGCCAGTATTTTCATAGATTGGGAGGTAAGTTTGTTTATATCTCAAGTGGAAACATTAATCTAGCTGCTTCTGGTACAGCCGCACTTTTGGGTTGGGCTGATGTTCCTAAACATACTGCTGGTGCTGATAGTTGGGCTTCTAGTTCTACTGCTGCTAAAGATAAGGTATTTGTATGTTATGATACCGATGCAGTATTTGAGATTCCTTATCACGGTACTCCAGCTCAGAGTGATGTTGGTGAAGGTGTAGGTATAGTTAACGCTACTACGTATGCTACTATTAATATGACAGCTAATGCTGGTACTAAACAATTTGCTGTTGCAGGTTCAGCAGCCGCTTCTCCTTTGAGAGTAGTGGATGTTGATATCCCTAATAAAACAGTTTTTGTTAAAATTAAAGATGGATCAAAACAATAAAGGGAGGTGAAGTTAAATGGCGGGTATAAAACGGAGCGAATTTACCGAAAATATGAAAGATAATATGTACGGCTACTTCTTCGAGTCATGGCCTACAGATCCTACTGTATGGGATCAGCTTTTTGAAGTAGTTCAGTCTAACTCTGCTTATGAAAAATTTTCAAGTGCAATTGGGCTTGGCGAGTTACTGGAAAAACCGGAAGGCGAACCTATTCAGGCTGATCGTCCGATGGAAAGTTATACTATCGTAGTTAAGAATAGATCATTTGCTAGAAAGGTAGCATTTTCGTATGAAACTGTACAGGATGCTAAGAAAACTAGTAATATCTTGCAGACTACTGTAGGATCATGGAGTGCAGGTTTAGTCACTACTAAAGAAAAGTTCTATGCTAAGTTCTTCAAGTACGGAGCTTTTACCGCAGGTAGGGATGATACTTTTGATAACACTATTACTGGTGTTATTGATGATCCTTCAGGAGATTTAATATATGACAGTGCTGCATTTTTCGGTACACATACCGATAGAGTTGGTAACTCATATGAGAATGTTGATGCATCTAATGCGTTGACTTATGCGAATCTTAAAACTACGTGGTTAACTTATACTGATACAAATGCCAAGGATGAACGGGGAGAGAATATTTCTCTTACTCCTGATGTTCTACTTCATCCTAGTGCAGTAAGGTGGACAGTACGTGAGATTCTAAACACTGCTGAGATTCCTTTCAGTATGGATAATACCACCAACGTTTTATCAACAATAGTTGCTCCTATGGAATGGAGACAATTAAATGCTGATACTGACGCTTGGTTTTTAGGTAAAAGGAAACAAGGACTTATGGCTACCGAAAGGGAAAACGTAAGTTTGGATTTCTACCAAGATGAAGAGACGAAAGATTATTATGCTAACATTTTTACACGCTTTGGCGGTGCGGTTACGCAATGGCGACATTGGTTTGGATCAAACATGTCAACCTCTTAAGATTATTACATAATTTTAAAGGTTAGCAAAGTGTTCGTATAATTATGTCTACTTCTTAAACTATTTTAATATTTTTTACGATTTTTAAAGATATTTGAAAAAATATACTTGACAAATCGAATTTAATGCTTATATTATAGATAAAGAAGTAAAAGAGGATTTAGGGCTGATAAGGGCAACAGGGGGTACTTACCTACCCCCTCCCTAATTAACTGTCTCGGTAAGGAGATTAATATGATTATAAAATGTTTCAAAGATAACAAAGAGTTTGATTTAAAATTATTAGGAACTAGAACTTATAAGTATGAAGGTATTACAGTTATCTATAGTTGCGATAAATGCAATAGAAGTCGTACAGTTCAGTATCGTTCATTACTTAAATATGGTTATGAAGAAAAACAATACTGCCCTACATGTAATATAGAAACTAAGGATGTTGTTAAAAGAAGAAAAAAAACTTTATTATTACGTTACGGAGAAGAAAATCCAATGCGGGTTAAAGTTTTTATTGATAAGTTTAGAGAGTCTACAAAAGAAGCAATAAATAATCAACGACATTCTTATGAATACGTTAAAGATAAAATAGAAAAATGTGGTTATCAGTTAATTTCTAATACGTATGAAAGAAATAGTCAACTCTTGGATGTTATTTGTACAAAAGGGCATGAGCATAAAATAAGATTTTTTGATTGGAATAAAGGTGTTAGGTGTAATATCTGTTCTAATAGAATTTCTAAACCAGAAATTGAAATTTATAATTTTATTAAACCATATTTCAATAATACAATAAGAAATGATAGACAAATAATTAAACCATTAGAATTAGATACAGTTATTCCAGATAAAAGAATAGCAATTGAATTTTGTGGATTATATTGGCATTCAGAACTGAGTGGAAAAAATAGAAATTATCATTTAAACAAATTAAAGATGTGTCAAAAGCAAGGATATAAATTAATAACAGTATTTGAAGATGAATGGTTGCATAAAAAAGATATAGTTAAATCTAGATTATTACATATATTAGAGGTATCTGATGTTGAACATATTTATGCTCGTAAATGTAATATTAAAGAAATTGATACTAAATTAAAAAATACATTTTTAGATAAATTTCATATTCAGGGTAAAGATTCTTCTTCTATCAAATTAGGTGCTTATTATAAAGATAAATTAATTTCAGTAATGACTTTCTCTAAAGGTAATATTGCTAAAGGCAATAAAGCCAAAGATGGTGTATGGGAATTAAATAGATTTTGTTCTGATTCAGATTATATAGTTATAGGAATTGCTTCTAAGTTATTTAAGTATTTTTTAAGAAACTACAGTATAAAGAATATATTTACTTTCGGAGATCTAAGATGGTCTACTGGTTTGTTATATGAAAAACTTGGGTTTAGTTTAGTTCATAAATCAACTCCTAATTATTGGTACATTCAGAATGGACATAGGATTCATAGATTTAATTACAGAAAATCAGAACTTAAAAGAAAATTAGAAACATTTGATCCAGAATTAACAGAATGGGCTAATATGCAATTAAATGGATTTGACAGAATTTGGGATTGTGGAAACATAAAATGGGAATATTCAAATGAATGAAGATAATTCAAAATTAAAAGAATTTAATTTAATTTGTCCTATTTGTAAAAAAGATGATAAAATGGATAGTGGTAGTAATTGGGGTTGTGGTGAAGAATATGTACGTTGCGAAAGATGTAATTTAATGACAGACGATCATAATTGTGGATTGCCGTATACTTCAAAAGAAAGAGAAAATTATCCTGCAATACAATGGTTAAAATTATTAAAGGTAGTTGAATAAATAATGGCACTTAGTTCAAAAACTATATCAGGAGATCTTGGAGAACAAGTAATCATATCTATTGGTTCTTCTCTCAATGCTACGCAAAGAGCTACAGATGGGGAATTTAGTGAGAATGTAGATACTACAAGACAATCACCTAATACTGCTCATGATATGGATTTACTTGAGAAGTGGGAACATGGTGATAAGTTATTTGGTACGTTTGCTGGTAACAGTGCAGGTTTTCAAAGATATATAAATGATATTAATGAAGAATGGGGTCAAGAAGATAAATACAAACCTATTTATATTAATACTTTATCAGAAAAAAAGAGTGTCGGTGAACAATTAATTGAATTAAAGAAGTAATTAAAAAAATAATTAAAAAAATAATTAAAGAAATAATTAAAAAAGTAATGATGGAGGTCGTTATGGGTAAAGAAGCGTGTAAAATTTGTGGAAACGAATTTGATAAAATTGGAACTCATGTATGGACAGTACATAGAATGAAAAGCAAAGACTACAAGGATAAATATTTTAAAGAAGATATAAATGAACCTAGTTTAGAAGAAGCACAGCTTAATGATATAAATGAAGTCCTAGAAAAAGAAGAGTCTGAAGGTATAAGTATAGAAGACAGACGTAAGAAGATTTTTGAAGTAAATGAAAAAGTATACGCTGAATTAACATTACAAGATTTTTTAGATGAGTTTTCTTTGACTGAAAAAGAATTAAGAAGTTTAGTAAAGCAATTTAAAATAGGAGCACCTGTTGATATTACACAACATTTAAAAAGAAATGAAGAAGTAGGACAACGAGGTGCTTTGCAATATAAAGATAAAGATGAAGTGGAAATAACACAACTCAATGTAGTAGAAGAGTTAGTGAAAAAATATAATTTTAAAGTAAAAACTGTAAGAAGTAATCCTAAAGTTTGGGTACTTCAAAAAAACAAATAATAAGGAGTTGGTTTTAAATGGGTGACTCTCACATAACATCAAGTATAGAAGGTTCCGCTGGAACGGAAAAAATAACTAACGTAGCATCTGTTGTGGCTACTGGCATATATGGGACGACTGAAGTATCTGGAGCTGCTATAACGGCTAGTGCTGCTGTAACAGGGGCTACTGTTTCTGGTACAACTAGTGTAACTTCTCCATTAGTAGTTGCAAGTTCTTATATTACTGTAGGAACTAATAAATATATCTTTTTTGGTGACGCTACTGGTCCTTCTACAGTCTTAGCGGCTGGCTTAGCACTAACTAGTACACCAATACTTGGGTCTATGTATATGGGCGCAGGAACTATATGGGTATTTTCTAGTAACGCTACTGTAGCTAGAATTAATGCAACTGGTTTAACTGGATTATAAGCTAAGATAAGATAAGATAAAATAATTAATTTACTCTATCTATAACTTTGATTTGATTTGGTACAAAATGGAAACAGAAACGGAGATGGAGATATAAGAGGAGAGTGAATAAGTAATGACTATATTAACTCAACATGCTATAGCAATATTTAATCCATATTCGGTTACTGCTACAGGCTTTGTGTATAATAGTGCAGGTGGTACTGCGTCTACAGCAGGATGGCAAAATGCAAAGTATGATAACGTAGCTATTCAAATAGGGGTAGCTACTTTGAACGCTACAAGAATTATATATCAAATAGAAGGAAAAAATGAAACATATACAAGACCTTGTAAAATATATAATGCTTCTATTACTTCTACAGATACAATAGATACAGTTATTAATGTAACTGAACCAGTTAAACAAATTAGAGTTGGCATTAAAGCGAATAATACTGCTACTTTGAATTCTGTTTACGTAGGATTAATCAGATCTGAGAGTCGATAGTTATGAATAAATTATCTAAATTAAATACTAAGACATTAATGTATTTAAAAAATAATACATCAGAAGGTCATTTTACTAATACACGTAATATGGAAAGTATGGAGACTACTTTTAAATCTAATAAAAGTGATACTACTATGTTTAATACTTGGATTTTTAAATACTTTTCAAGTGTTTTTTCAACTCCTAGTATAGAGGAAGTTACTTTTGATGGAGATTCTGTAACATTTGATGGTGATACTGTAACATGGTAATAAATAGTGCAGAAATACGTAATAGATTACAAGTATTATGGCCTAGTTTAAAATATATTTGGTTAAGAAATACGAAATATATTATACCTGAATTAGATGAAGTTACAGATTTGATTTATAAATATGATAAATCTAATTTACCATTTATAAAAAAATTTAATGAGTGTGAAAATTATGCATTGTTTTTACATTCAGATATTAAATTACACAGAGTTAATCTTAATTTAAAAAAAGATGAACAATTAAATTGGGCATTTGGTGATATAATCTGTAAGAAAGAAACAATGTTAGGTACTGTGATTCATACTACTAATATTTGTTTATGTGAAAATGATATATATATAATAGAACCAATGCGTAAAACTAATAAAATAACAAAAGCTGATACTGAAAAATATTCAGTTTTTTATATAAATTTAATGTAGGGTGATATAATGAAAAGATTACTACTATTTATATTAATTTTCTTTTTCCTATTTGTAGGATGTGCAGGAATAAAGCCTATCCCTACATTTATACCAACTGAAGAAGATTTAATAGGATTGGCTGAAAAGTCCGAAGCTGTGGAATTAGATAGTGACAGTAATGGTGCTATAGATGTAAACAAGGGCGGTACTAATGCTACGACTGCTAGTGCTGCTCGAACTGCATTAGGAGTAGAAGCTGCTCTTACTAATGAAGCTAGTTTATATTCAACGTTATCAGATGTAATATCATTTTATGAAGTCGGTGATACGGTTGCAGAGGGTGATATTCACGCTGATATAGCTAGAGATTCAGAAATTACAGGTACAAAAATTGATGATTTAACAGCAGCAGATGATAATACAGATTTAAATGCTAGTACATCTGCACATGGTCTTCTTTCTAAATTACCAAATTCTGTTACTCAATTTTTAGACGGTACAGGTGTTTGGGCAGTATTAGCTGCTGGTGATATACCAGATATTAGTGCAACGTATGAAGTTGCAGACGCAGCCATAGTCAAGTCAGACGAAAATGAAACCATATCTATGGATTGGGATTGGTCTGGAAAATACATCACATCCCTACAAAACATATCCGACCTTGCAGCGTCAGGCCCGAGCTATTTCTTTGATGGGACGGATGATGATGTATCGCTTGGCACAGATACCGCCCTCGACATTGGGACAGGGGACGCATCGTTTTTCTTTGCGTTTAAAAACACTGGCAATGATGGGTCAGCTAATTATTTTTATGGTACTTATGGGACTGACCATCAAAAATTTTCAATAGGCGCTCCCGGTTACTTGGCAATGACGATTGTGGATGCTGCAACAAGCTCAGTTACAACAACGGCCAGCACAACGGATATCGGTGCCGATGGAAAGACACATTTAGTTGCTTTCGTTTTTGATAGGTCATCTGCGACCGGGACTAAAATTTATTTAGACGGTGATGAGGAGGGATATAGCTCACAAGGCGATCCTACCGGAGTAACTGGCGCTGTTGTACCTACCGGGACAAAATATATTGGCATTTATGCAGACGGGTCATCAGATCCCTTTGCAGGTGAAATATATGAGGCTTTGCAATTCAACCTCGCCCTCACCGCCACCGAAGTCAAGGCTCTCTCATCTGGCGCATCGATACCGTTCAAATGGGTCGAGAATGCTACAGACACCCCCGGCGATAGCCGTAACTCCGGCGCTCTGGTTATAGGCGCTGAATATCGAATCACAGCAAGGGACGGTGAGGACTTTACCGCAGACGGTTCCGCAGATAATACCGTAGGCACTGAGTTTGTGGCAACCGGAACTAACGTGACCCTTGATGCTAACGATACCGTGACGAGGCTTGGTTGTGTCCTCGACCTGAATCCATCCGGCATAACTGCCGCTACGTGGAAAGACGGTTCAGGCAATGGTGATGACGGCACGGTATCTGGTGCAGTTGCTACCAATCTGCCTGTGAACATTGTTGGAACTACCTATGGCTCTGATAGTTCAATCACAGATGCTGAATTATTAACCTTAGACAATGGAGCGACTACAGAAATCCTTGTGGGTGGTGGAGCAGGATCGGCACCTGTCTGGACTACAGCAACCGGAACCGGCGCTCCTGTTAGAGCTACATCTCCGACCTTAGTAACACCAGCCTTGGGTGTGATTGCCTCCGGTAATGGTGCAGCTTTAACCGCAGTAGACGCAGCGACAGGCGATACCGCAACAGATTTCTTTGATGCAGGAGAAATAGTTGATGCAAGGGTTTCAGACACACTTACAGCAACTACGATTGTAGTGGCAGACAATGAAGCTACCAACGAAACCAATGCTATTATATTCTCAAGTGGTGGTGATATTGATGGCGGGTCTTACCAATTAGAATCAGATGGAGACTTTACATACGATCCCGACACGGGTACTTTATCTGCAACTCAGTTTTCTGGGGGTGGTACAGGAATTACAGGTGTTGTACTTGATACTGAAATCAATACACTGGCAAAACTTGAAACAGTCTCCAATGGTGGTGCATATATGAGT